TCTTGTTGAATCAAAGTGTTCAACGGGATGCGGAGCGAGTCACGGCAGAGGAGATTAGGTTCTTAGCAAATGAACTTGAAACTTCTCTTGGTGGTATCTATAGTTTACTTTCCCATGAATTACAATTACCTCTCATCAGACGAATAATAGCGGTTCTAGAACGTGAAAAGAAATTACCACAATTACCTAAGGGTGCAGTAGAGCCTGTAATCATAACAGGATTTGAGGCACTTGGTAGAGGTAATGATGCGAATAAACTAGCAACGTTCTTACAAACCGCAGCTCAGATACTAGGCCCGGAAGCAGTAGTTTCTTACACTAATGTAAGTGATGCTATGAAAAGGTTAGGTACAGGGTTTGGTATAGACATGAAGGGTTTAATTAAAACACAAGAAGAAGTCCAACAAGAACAACAAGCTGCTCAACAAGCACAGCAACAGGCTGAAATGATGAAAGCTGGAGTACCTAATGCTGTTAATCAGGGTGGTGAAATGATGAGGGAGCAAATGAATGGCAACGAAAACGAAGTCTAAAGAAAAGAAGCCTGAGAAAAATATAGTTTCTAAAGCAGAACTAAAAGAGGTGGTTATTGAGCAACCTAAAGTTCTAGAAAGAGAAGCAAGTAAAGTTGGTTCTACTGGTGGTATGCCTTCTACCTATACTAAGAAGCGTTTAAATAGTGGAGCAATTTTAGAATCATTCGGAGAATAAGATGGTTGATCAAATTCAAGTAGAAAGTGATGCCCCTGATATGACGGCAGAAGAAGCCCATAATCAGGAGATGCTATCTAAGGTGGAAGAAGTAGAACATGGAATAGATGGTGTTCAGCCTACACCTGTAGATGACAAATTCGATGGTGACTATGCCAAACTAAAGAAAAGTTATGATGAATTAGAAAAGAAGTTTCATAGTCCTATTGAAGAAACAGAACAAGTAGAAGATTTAAGTATACCTAAAACTGCCGATGCTCCATTTGATATGGCTGAATTACAGCAAGAGTATATGGAAACTGGTGGGCTATCTGATAATAGCTACCAAACATTACAGGATGCTGGTATAAGTCGTGAGTATGCTGACCGATATATTGCTGGTGTTGAAGCGTTAGGAAAACAAATGGGTAACACAGTAATGGAAACAGTAGGGGGTAAAGATCAATACACCTCTATGGTTGAATGGGCAAAGAGTAATTATACTCCTGAGCAAATTCAATCTTACGATTCGGCTGTAAATAGTGGAGATATAAACCAGGCTCAACTAGCTGCCAAGGGTTTAATGTCAGACTACCAGAATAGTACAGGCTCAGAAGGTGTGACTTATGGTGGTGATACGGCTGTATCTATGGATAGTGGAAACACGTTCAGAAGTAATGCAGAAGTTGTGGCAGCTATGAAGAACCCTAAATATGAAACAGACTTAGCATATCGTCAAGATGTGTTAGAGAAACTGGATAGATCAGAAATATTTATTACTGGTACTATCTAAAGCTATCAAGTATTAACAAGTAACTAGAGACCTACTGCGGTGGATAATCTTTAAGCGAAAGTTAAAAAAAGGTATAGCATTTTATTAAATACTTTTTATTAATTTAAACAAAGGAGATTACTATGGGTGTTACAGCTACTTCCGCACCTGCAGTAACCATGACCCGTTCCGGTCAAGCGAATTCCACAGGGAGTTCCACAGCACTATTTCTTAAAGTATATGCTGGTGAAGTCTTGACTGCTTTTGAACAGGCATCAGTTACTATGGATAAACACGTTGTCCGTTCCATCAATTCTGGTATTAGTGCTCAGTTCCCATTAGTTTGGAAAACTACTAGCACAGAATACGCTTATATCAATGCCTCTGGTGACACAGGGACTACTGCTAATAAGCTAGATGGTTCGCCAATAAATAAAAACGAGAAGGTCATCTCTATAGATGGCTTGTTAATTGCTGATCACTTTGTCAACAACCTTGACGAAGCTATGAATCATTATGATGTCCGTTCCATTTATGCTAAAGAGGCTGGTATTGCTCTAGGTACACAATGGGATAAGAACATCTTACAGCAAGGAGTCAAAGGAGCACGATCATCTACCCTAGTTTCTGGTGGTAATGGTGGATCGGTTCTTACAGCGGCTGGCTATGGAACTACGGGTTCTACATTAGCAGCTGGTATGTTTGATGCAGCTCAAAACTTGGATGAAAAGAACGTACCGGAGAATGATCGGTATATGTTTGTTAAGCCTGCCCAATATTATTTGATGGCAGAAACTACTAATGTCCTTAACAGGGATTGGGGTGGATCGGGAACGTATGCAGAAGGTACGGTCTTGAAGGTTGCTGGTATTCATATTGTGAAGACTAATAACCTACCTACTTCCAACATAACAGGTGGTCAGGTTTCAACTCATGAAGCTGACTTCTCAACAACTGTAGGACTTGTTATGCACAAATCCTCAGTAGCTACTGTTAAGTTGATTAACTTGGCTGTAGAAACTGAGTATGATATTAAACTCCAAGGTTGGTGGATTGTGGCTAAGTATGCTATGGGTCATGGTTTCATCCGTCCAGAAGGTTTAGTAGAACTTAAAACTTCATAACATTAAAACGAAAGGGAGAGAGTCTAGGTTGTTTACTAGGCTCTCTTTTTTTTATTTAGGAGAAACGAATGACCGATACATCACGCACCGTTAGCGATCTGGTAACTAACATCTTTCAAGATGGACAGTCATCAGGTGCTATCACACCTCAAGATATGCGTGACTTCATTGAAACCTGTCAAACTAAGCAAGGCAGTATTTACATGAGTTCACCCTCTACCACTTCTATAAGTGTGACAGGTACTTATGTAGAAGGGAACGGGACTTACACATTAAGCACAAGTCCTTCTGCAAATGAGTTTGATATGAACACAAATGCAAGGTTACGCTACACAGGTACACCTACTATTAACTGTGCTTTTTGGGCTTCTGCTTCTTTAGAAATGGACTCAACTGCGTTTGATAAAGAGCTAGGTATATCTATATATAAGAATGGTACGTTAATAACTGGTACAAAAATGGTAGGGTTTAGTCCTGCAACTACTGTAAATTCTGTAAATATATCTACTATGGGATATGCTTCTTTATCTACAAATGATTATGTTTCTATCTATGTAGCTAATATGGATAGTACAGATAACTTTACTTTAAGAAATGCTCAGTTAATGGGCATGAGTTTGGTGACTTAAAATGGGCTTTATATCAACCACTCCGGTAACTGAATTAGAGGCAATAAATATAATGCTGGCTGCTATAGGTGAGTCAGCAGTTTCTAGTTTGGAAAACGCTACAACTGTAGAAGTAACTCAAGCAAAGAGTTTATTATCTAATGTTAATAGAGAAGTACAACAAAAGGGGTGGCATTTTAATACTGAGTGGGATGTAACATTAACTAAAAAAATTGATGGCACAATTCCTGTAGGTAGCTCTATACTATCTGTATATGTTGAGAACCAACTGACTACAGTAAGGGGTATCTCAGGTGTTATGCACGTTTATGATTTAGATAATAATACATTTATATGGACTAAGAGTTTAACTAATGCAGTAACAATAACACTACTAGACTTTCAAGATACTCCTCAAGCAGTTAGACAGTATGTTACAACAAAGGCTGCTAGAATTTTTCAAGAGGAAATCATAGGACAAATATCTGCCGAGACAGTTAATAGGCAAGAAGAGACAGAAGCTTATGCTGATTTGCTAGATGATGAGGCTGAAAGGGCTGGTTATAACGTAGGGTATGGTACTATAGATATGGTGAATATGACAAAAACCTACAGGAAATCATGGTAAATGCCGTTAATTACTGAGCAGATTTCTAACCTAATTAACGGTGTTTCACAGCAACCTCCCAGTTTAAGACTTGCATCACAAGCACAGGCACAAGAAAACGGGATGTCAACTGTGGCAGAAGGAATAAAAAAGAGACCCCCATTAGAACACATATCTAAACTAACCAATAAAACCGATACCGATGCCTACGTTCATTATATTAATAGAGATGAAAACGAGAGATACACCTTAATAATAACCTCAGAACAATTCACCTCTGATTTTAGTAGCGAGTTTACTACCACGCACGTTGAAGTAAATGATATAGATGGAAGTCCCTTATCATTATTGTGTGATGATACTGCTACAGAACGTTATATAAAAACACCAAATGCTAGAGATAACTTGCAGTTATTCTCAGTAGCAGACTTTACATTCATTTTAAATAAAACAAAGGTAGCAAGAAAGTCCGGGCCGTCTGCATTTAGTACCTCTTTTACAGAAGCGTTCACAGGGATTGGAGAAACTAGAAGACCAGAAGCTTTAGTATTTTTAAAACAGGCCACAAATGCTGCCACTATGTATGTATATGTAGATGGTTCTCAAGTGTCTTCTGTAACTTCTACTAATGATGCTGATTCACAGATAACTGACATATTTAATGATATAAATGGTAGTCTAAGCTCAACCTTTGATGTTACTAAGTTTGGTAGTAGTAATGTTCATCTGGCTAGAAAAGATGGTGGAGAGTTTACTATACATTGTGATGCACCAGAAGCAAACTTAATAGCTATAAAAGATTCAGTAGTAGATTTTACAGACCTACCTTCAAGAACTAAAGATAAGTTTACTATTAAAGTAAGTGGAGACCCTAGTTCTGGTACGGATGATTATTGGATTAGACATAATAATACTAATGATCAGGACGTTGGTGAGTGGGTTGAAACTGTAGAGCCTGGATTGGGCAACACCATAGACCCTGAGACAATGCCAGTAACTCTAATCAGAACAATGGAATATCCCTTTAGTTCTGACTTTGACTTTTCTTTTGCTGAGAAAAGGTTTACATTGTCTCCTATAGAATGGACTCCTAGAGTAGCTGGTGATGAGTTTACTGCACCAGACCCGTCTTTCATTGGACAGAAATTAAATGATATGTTCTTCCATAAAAATAGAATGGGCTTCTTAGCTAATGAAAATATAATACTATCTGAATTAGGTGAGCATTATAATTTCTTTGCTACAACTGCCACAGATTTATTAGATACTGACATGATTGATCTGGCATCCCCTTCTAATAAGGTAAGTGTATTACATAGTGCAGTACCGTTTAATGAAGACTTATATCTATTTAGTGATTTCAGCCAGTTTAAATTGAGCGAGTTTGCAGCTGGTGGACTCACTCCAACTAATGCTAAAATTTCTTTATTGACAGAATATGAACACGATAAAACCGTCAGTCCTGTGGTCAACGGTAGAAAAATATACTTTGCTGATGAGAACGATGGTTTCTCTACTATTAGGGAATTCGGACTTATCGAGGACTTGGCGGCAGAGACAGCGGAGAACATTACGTCTCATGTACCTAGTTATATCAAGGGTAGAGGATTTCAAATCATTCCGCACGATGATTTCATCTTTGTGTTATCTGATGAGAACATTAATGAAATCTTTGTTTATAAGTTCTTATTTCAGGAAGGGACAAAAAAATTAAGTTCTTGGTCTAAATGGATATTTAAACCAGAAGAACAAGTCATAGGAATGACAGTAATAGATTATATTGCATACTTAGTAGTAGTAAGACCTGATGGAACATATTTAGATAAGATCAGTTTACAAGATGCAAACTTAGTAGGACTAACACCTTCACCGGAACAGCTTTCATTTAAGGTACACTTAGATAGATTAATCGAAGTTACTGGTACATACAACGAGGGCATGGACACT